TGCCGCCTTTCGCGCCCGATATTCAGGAACGCCTCACGGGCTACCAGCGCCACAACCTGCCAGCGCGTGGACAGCAGCGGCGCGGGAGAAAGGGCTATCATCAGGACTTCAAGCGCATGGCGCGGCAGTTGGCAGGGCAGGGCAAAAGTGACGTGCAGATTGCGGATAAACTGCACGTGGACGAAAAAACCGTACGTAACTGGTTGAAGCATTAAGGCAGCATAGACGCTGCGTGAATTAGTCCGAGCCAATTTTCGCCTTAATGGTTTGACAAGCGTAAATTCAGGAATAGAATAGTAGCGTCAGTGTGCTAAAGTCGGCTGCACGCCGTGTCGTCCCCTTGAAACGGGACGCTATACAGACTGACAATTTATCGAAAGAGTTGAAACGCCCGTGTCAGCCCCCTTGCGCGGGCGTTTCGCTTTCTAGCACACTTTCCACACATGAAGAAAATCACTCATGTCAAAGTCGAACTGGCAGCTTCGATGTTCGCGGTGAGCGAAATCCCAGTAGTAAGTTGACGTGGCAGCAGGTTGGAGAAATCAGGGCGAAAACAAGATACTGTGTGGGAATTTGATCGTCCGCAGAAGTCACCTGAACATCCTACAATGAAACCAGTGGAACTTATTGCCCGCGCTGTTGAGAATTCAAGCCAAATTGGTGATATTACTTATGACCCATTCGGCGGTTCAGATACAACAATGGTCGCTTGCCAGCAGTTAGGACGCAAATGCCGCATGATGGAAATTGAACCCAAGTATTGCGCGGTGATCTTGCAGCGCATGAGCGATATGGGCTTAACGCCGCGATTAGTGGAATAAGTGAACCCCTTAAAAATGGCAAAAACAGAACAATTCACTGCGCAAGAGATGATCGACGCGCTAACCGCCACAAGGGGCATGATTACCCTTGCAGCGCAGAAACTTGATTGTGCGCCGAATACTGTGCGTCGCTACATCCGCGAATACAAGTCGGTTGCTGAAGCGCAACGTACCAACCGCGACAAAATGACTGATGCCGTTGAATTAAAGCTATATGACAAGATGATGTCCGGTGATACCACCGCGATTATCTTCTACCTCAAAACTCAGGCGCGGGATCGCGGCTATGTTGAGAAAATTCTGATTGAAGGCAACATCCAACTGGAACTCGTGAATCAAGTGGTGAAAGCGGCGGAGGCGGCGGGTGTAGATGCAAGTGAAGTCTTTAACGCCATCATCGCAGAACTTGCTGCTGTCGGCGCAAATAGCGAAACGGGTAACTAGCCGCCTGATAGCGACTTCGTCCAGTGACACACTGGATACCGTCATTCTCAGCATCGTCAACAAAGATGGGGAGTTGACACCGTATCACCCAAACGCCATCCAACAGCATTTTAGAGGACACCGTACGCGCCGCGATTTAATCCTGAAGCCGCGTCAAGTCGGTATCAGCACCGAGATACAGGCAAGTTTATTTCGCACCGCTATCACGCGATCCAGTTTGCAAGCCACGCTTGCACATGACGATGAAACGACACAAAAGCTGCGACGGATGGCGGATCGTTTCTGGAAATACCTACCAGAACATATCCGCCCTAAACGCGGCCTCGATAACAAGACCACCACCACCTATCCAGAGACTGCCAGCGAAGTCACGATTGCGACAGCGGGCAGCGTTAACAAAGGACGCGGTGGCACGTACACCCACTTTCACGGGAGCGAGGTCGCATTCTGGAAAGACGCTGGCGAAACGATGGCGGGCATTTTGCAGGGCGTATCTGATCAGGGCTATATCGCGCTGGAGAGTACGCCTAATGGCGCGCAGGGCTGGTTCTTCGACCAGTGTATGCAGGCGCTCGATGGCGATCCGGCATGGACGCTGCATTTTTATCCGTGGTGGTGGCAGCCCGAATACCGCCTTGAACTCGCCCCTGAAGAAGCTGCACATATCGCAACGACGCTCACCGATGATGAGCGTGAACTTGTTACGAAGCACGATCTGACTGTTGAGCAAATTGCATGGCGGCGTAAGAAGCAGCGCGACTTAGGGATTAAATTTGCACAGGAATATCCCGAAGACCCGCGCGCCTGTTTTTTGCTGTCGGGGATGGGCTACTTCGCTGGCGCACTCGAAGACGTATTCACTGCGCCATACCTCGAAGCTCCAATCGAAGGCCATCGCCACGTGGCGGGGTTGGACTTCGCACAGACCAATGACTACACCGTTCTCAGTATTTTTGATGAGGACACATTTGAGCAGCGGGCGATATTGCGTATCAATCGCTTGCCGTGGTCAGAGATGCGGGCGCGAATATGCCAGATGTGCGATCACTGGAATGTGTCCACGCTGTACGCGGAAAAGAATTCAATGGGGTCAACCAACATTGAAGCCCTGCAAAGTGAAATCAATCCGCGCACCAGTGTGATGAGTTTTACCACCGACCACAAAACCAAACCGAAAGCGATTAGCGGACTGCGTATCGCGCTGGCAGAAGAGGGCTTGAAGCTGCTGCCTGATGAGCATCAAAAACGTGAGTTTCAAGCTTTTCAAGCGACGCAACTCCCATCCGGGCACTGGCAGTATGGCGCGCCGGAGTCAGAGCATGATGACATTGTTATTGCCGACATGCTAGGGGTACATGCAATGCGCGCCGCGCCACTTGAAGCGTTCAGACTGAGACGATAGATGAGCCTATTTGACAAATTTAAACGCGGTTCAGTCAAAGCGCCGCCACGTGCAGCATCGCGCAAACAAACCTCTTTGGGCTACATCCGTACACCCGACGGGCAATTCAAAGAACTACGCGCCACGAAAGCGGGCTATGACACGTCGCTAGAAGCCTTTTGGGCAAGTTCACCATCGGACATGCGCGCCGCGCCTCAGCAGCTTGTGGTCGCCTATTTCGCCAGCGTGTACGCCTTCCAGTGTATCGAGTTGCGCGCCAATAAAATCGCGTCATTACCTTGGCATGTGTACAACAGCGCCGGGCAAATCATGACCGAAGAGAACCCGGTCAAGTATGCGCTCGAATGGGCATACGCCACCAAGCAGCAGGATATTTTCTATCTGTGGGCACGCTCTCGCAGCATGTATGGCGAAACATTCCTTGAACCTGTGGAGGATTTTCTAGGCACTGTTCACGCTGTTCAGTGGATCAACAATCTTGCAGTGGAAGTGGTTGATGATCCAATCACCGGACGCATCAAAGAATTCAGGATAGACGCGGGGCAGCGCTCAATTTCATTTATGCCCGGCGAACTGGTCTTCGAAAAGCGTTCCAATCCCGCAAACGACAATCGCGGCATTGGACGTTTGCAAATGGCGCTCGACGCTATCGGCATTAACCGCCGCGTGCAAACTTACGTCAAGGCATGGTTCAGTAATGGCGCGCAGCCGGGGTTAGTGTTCACGCCCAAAAGCGAATCGTTGACGAAAGAAAATGCCGCCATGCTGCGCGATACCATGAGCGAGGATGCAAAGGGAGTCGCCAACTGGTTTGAACCGCTGGTGATACCCGTGCCAATGGACGTTGAAACGGTTGAAGCGCCGAAACTCACTGAACAGCAGGTGTTGACCGACGATGTACGCGATCAAATCTGCAACGCCATCGGGGTGCCGCGCGGGCTGGTGGATCACAACAACGCCAAGTATCAGCTATCGCCTCAGCAAAATTACAACTTCATCGAGAATGAAATCATTCCTGAAGCGGAAACCATCAGCCGCGCCTTCAACGCGCAGTTTATGCCGCGCCTTGCGCCGTCGGATATGACGTTCGAGTTTGATCTTACCGATTTACGCACACGACTTGAAGATGAGAAGACAAAAACGGAGTTAGCGCGTTCACAGTTTGAGAGCGGCGGCATCACCTATCACGAATATCGACAGGCGATTAACATGCCCGCGCCTGAAGCTGAAGATTTCGTACTACTGCCCTCGGGCTTTATTGCTGTGCCTTTGAGCCAGTTGAACACGGTAGGGCAGTTGTTGAAGCCGCCAGCGCCAACACCATCATTCGGGTTCAATGCCAGCTTACCGCCACCCACGCCGAAAGTATCGGAGATTACAGAAGCGCCGGAAGTCGTTGAAGTAAAGGCGGTGGAGATTACCACCACCGACCCGACAGCAACCCCCGACGATATGACGCGGGAACTCAACACATGGCAGAAATACGCGCTGCGACATGGCGTGAAGAGAGCGCTCGACTTTTCAACCTACACACTCTCAAGCGAGATTGCAGACGCACAACGCAGCGCCCTCAACCAACTACCTGATAGCGCCACCCGTGACGATATACGCGAGGCTTTCAATGCCAGCTTTGCTGCCATCAAAGCGTTGGATGTACCTGTCGAATACCTCGATTTCTGGAAACAGTATGACGCGCTGCAATCGGAAATTGGCGAATCATGGCTCATCGATTACATGCAGCAAGCATGGGATAGCCTGAGTGGAAAGATTAACGAAGGGCTTGATGCAGCCGATGTGCTGAAAGCATTAGAAGAATTCGCGCCCGACCTCGAAACGGCATGGATCGGGACGACTGAAGAACCGGGCGCAATGCTGCGTCTCGCCCTTGCGGGCATGGCAGCGGGACAAGCGGCTATCCAGAGTGGCAGCAATGCCGACCCGCAAAAGCCAGCGGTCAAGGCAAGCATTGACATTGACTGGTCAATGCTGAGTGAAGAAGCGCTGGCATTCGTCAAGCGTTATTTGCCGACGCTGATTCGCAATATCAACCTGACGACCGCGCAAGCGGTGAACGACGCAATTGCAGAATGGATGCAAAGTGGGGGGTCTGTAAGCGACCTCAAGACGCTGCTACAGCCTATCTTCAACGATGCCAGCCGCGCCGCGCTGATTGCTCAAACCGAAAGCACGCGGGCTTATGCAGAGGGCAGCATGGAACGCTATCGTAATGCAGGGGTCGAGCGCGTGAAAACGCGCAATGTGAAAGATAGCCTCGTATGCCCTATCTGTGATGCTGCCGCTAAACAGATATTCACCACCGCCGCCGCGCCGACCGTCCCGTTACATCCGGGCTGCCGCTGCTACCTCGTACCTGATATTTAATGTTCACGATCCGCACCAACAACGCCATTCGCGAGGGAATGCGTAAGTACAAGCAGGTATTCGGGCGCGAAAACCTGAGCGCCATATTACTTGATGCTGGTAAGTATGCCGGGGTCATTGCTGAAGGCATTGTCGAGGAATACCCGCGCGCAACCGGCAAGCCGCTGGTGAAACACTACCGCCGTACTCGCAAAGACGGCACGAGTTACATGAGCAAGTTCAAAAGCGCACGCCAGCAAGGGTATGTATTCGCGCTTGCAGCCAAAGGCAAAATTCCCTACCGCCGCACCGGACAACTTGGACGCAGCATTACTAGCAGCGCTGATTTATCAGGGAATGCGGTGATCACACGGGTAGGCACGAACAACCGCGCAGCGCCTTACGTGATCGGGAATAGCCCGCGCCCTCAGAGTGCCTACCATCGGGGCAATTGGACACCGCTCACGTCCTCTATTCGCGCTGGATTACCACGCATCAAAAAAGCATTTGAAGAACGGATGCAAAAGAACATTCGCGAAGGATTAAGGCGATGAATACACAAATAGGCGGAGCGATCAAAGCCCTCGGGGATGACCGGGTAGCAGGCTATCTGGTGTTATGGGGAAACAAGCAGCAAGCCGACCTGCACGGCGAATACTTCACGCCACAGACCGATCTTGCACTTGATCTCTATGAGGAACGTCCCTTGCTGTATCAGCATGGGTTAGACGAAACCATGAAGCTGCTCAAGGTGGGCACGATTACCAGTCTGAAAGCCGACGCCGAAGGCTTGTGGATGGAAGCGCAGCTCGACCTGCGTAAGAAGTATGCGAGCGCGGTGATGAAACTGGTCAAGCGCGGCGTGTTGGGTCTATCCAGCGGTGCGTTGCCGCATCTTGTAGAAGTGGACGCCAGTGGGCAGATCAAACGCTGGCCTATTGTTGAAGGCAGTATGACGCCTACTCCCGCCGAGCCGCGCATTGTGGCTGAGGCGATGAAGTCTATCAAAATGGCATTGGCAGAGGAAACGACGGAGACCGGAGCATCGGGCGCGGTGAAGACCGCGGCGGTGGAAGCGGCTAGCGAGAACTCTGAAAGCAATCGACAGAGCGACGTAATAGGAGCATTGAAAATGAACGAAGAACTGCTGATGCAGTTGATGTCCGCACTTGAAGCCGCAGGCGTAACCCTGACTGACGAACAGAAGCAGGCCGTTGCCGCGCAGTTTCAACAGGCGGCGCAGGAAGGGGAAGCCTCTGCGACCCTCAGCGCGCCGGAAGTGACCGCGATCCGCGCCTATCTGGAAACGGGCGAAGGCGATGTGCCAGAAGCCGCGACCCGCGCGATTGGTGAATTGTCGCGCATCGCCCGTGGTATCAAGGCGCAGGCGGGCTTAGTCGCAGCCGCGCGTAATCCGCAGCCGCGCGTAACGGGCGGCTACAGTGGCAGCGCAAGCAATATCCGCGTAGCGAGCAAGTTTGACAGTTTGAAGGCCATTGATATGGCTTATGCCGCTGAAATCCTCAACAGTATGCCGGGACGTAAGGTTAATCTGTCGCTGGAATTCCGCCGCGCTTTTGCTGAAAAAGTGGAGCGCGAACAGATGGCTATTCCCGACCATGCGCGTGAAGCAATCAAGGCGTGGCGTGCTGATGGCAGCGCCTTGAAAGCCAATGAACTTGATCACTCCACTCAAGCAGGATATGGGGATGAGTGGGTGCCAACCATGTGGGATAGTTCGCTCTGGGAGCGCGTGCGCGTAGATAACGCCATTGCCTCCAGTATTCCTAATATCGAAATGCCGAGTAATCCGTACAAACTGCCCGTGGAAAGTTCCGACCCGACGGTTTACCTCGTGCCAGAAACAACCGCTGAATCAGAACTGTTGATTTCAGGGAGCGGCGCGGTCATTCCCGATAGCAAACTCGGAACGGCAGACACCACGCTTACCGCCAAGAAACTGGCGCTGCGCGTTGGGTTTAGTTCGGAACTGGAAGAAGATTCAATCATCCCGTTTGCCGCACAGTTGAACAAACAGGCGCAGCGAACCATTGCCGATGCCACCGATAACGTCATTTTGAATGGCGATACCGACGCCGACGCCAACACCAATATCAACCTGAGTGACGGCACACCCAGCGCAACTGCGAAATACTTGATTTTCAACGGATTGCGTCAACTGCCATTGATCACCACGACCGCGAATACGGTGGATGGTGGCGGCATTAGCCCGACGCTCTCGCTCATTCGCCGTACCCGTTTCACTCTTGCCGCTGCTTACGCGCTGCGCCCCGCCGATCTGCGTCTCGTATGTGATGCCTCGACCTACGCAAAACTGCTGTCTATGCCCGAGTTCATCACCATGGACAAGGCCGGCAATCTGGCAACCGCACTGACCGGACAGGTGGGATATGTTGACGGGATGCCAGTGATTGTCAGTGCAGAGATGGGACTAGCAACAGCAACAGGCTTGATTGATGCCAGTGGTAATACGTTAGGATCGCTGGTCATTTACGCGCCGGAGGCATGGAAACTCGGTTATATCCGCCGTGCGAAAGTGGTGAGCGAATATATCTCGTACTATGACAGCTACCAGTTGACCGCAACCGTGCGTCTGGCGTTGACCCGTCAGAATGCCGACTGCGCGGCAATTCTCGTTAACCTCGCGGTCTAACCCTCCGCACATTCGACACCCTAAGGGCGGTTTGTGAGCCGCCCTTTTTTATGGAGAAATGAACTATGGGAAATCGACTGCAAGAGCAGATCGCGATTACCGATTATCTTGTACCACTACATTTCGGCGCGACCAATATCGGCGATGCTGCCGGCACTGCCGTAGCTTACCCGTCCGATACTGCCGAATATATCATGCCGTGGGATGGGAGCGTTGTAGGAGTGAGCGCCGCCAGCAATGCCGATTACACGGGCGGCGTGTTGACGTTTAATCCGACGGTGAACGGCACTGCGAACACTGGCCTAGCGGCGGTGTTAGCCGATACGGTACAGCGCGATACAGGCGTCGTGGACAGCGACATTGTGAATTTCACCGCCGGGCAGCGACTTGGCGTGAAGTGGACGAAATCGGGCACGGTTGCGCCGACTACTACCGATGTATCGCTAGTGTTGTGGGTGCTGGTCAAGGGCGTATCGCTCTAGGAGGTCATCATGATTGAGACCTTTCCGATCAAGGTTACAACGACAGGGAGTGCGGGAAGTGCCGCAGGCAGCGCCGACAGCGACCCGATCAATGGCATTTTACGCGCCATTCGTGTGGACTATCACGCCAGTGCACCCGCCACGACCGATCTGACGGTCACTGAATTGAACTCGTTGGGGCGCACGCTGCTCACCAAAACCGACACGGCAACCGATGACATTGTGTATCCCACCGTTGAAGCCGACGATGCCGCCTTTGCTGCGATTACCGATACTGTGTGGCCTATTTGCATCGATGGACGTGTGCGGGTGAGTGTGGCGCAATCTAACGCCCTAGCGCCTGCAGTGACGGTATGGGTACAGGTGGAACGATGAGCGCGATTGTGCTGCGAAAGCATTACACCAATGCCACGCTACGACTGGAACAGGGGGCGGTGATTGAGGGTGAAGCCCTACCGCCGCGTCTTGCTGCGTATCTGGTCGCCAATGGCTATGCCGCATTTGTGAACGTGGATGATGACGCGCCTGAAGTGGACGGCTGGAATAGTGAGATGAGTGTATCGCAGTTGATGGCCTTTGCAGATCGTCACGGCATTGAGATTAAGCCACGTACACCGAAGGCCGCCATTATCGACATTCTCATGACACAGGGCTAATCATGTTCAACGTCTGGCTATGCACGCTTGATGAGGTGCGCCGTCACCGCAAAATGACTTCTACTGAGGTTGATGACGATGCGCTGTTGACCGACTTGATCCAGAACGCCAGCGCGGAACTTTGCGCGGCGCTGCGGCGTACACCGATGGTGTATTTTGCCGAACAGCGTTTTGACTACAGTAAGCAGTACATCAAAAGCAGTCGCCTTCTCACTGTAGACGAGGACTTGCTTGCTGTTGAGTCTGTAGAGAACGGGAACGGGGCGGCGATCAATACCGCGAATGTCCTGTTGAAGCCCTCCAACCTATACCCGCGTTATGGCGTCATTCTGACACAGGACGCATGGACAAGCGGTACGGTCAAAGAACAGTGTATCGGCGTTGAAGGCTGGTGGGGCTATGTGCCTCATTACCCGAACTGCTGGCGCACCATTGCCACACTTCCTGCAAGCAATCTTGACGATGCCAGCGATACCACTTTCGACATCACTGAAGGCAGCGGGGCGCTGTTTGAGATCGGGCAATACCTGTTGATTGATGATGAAATCATGCAGGTGACGGCGCGTACATTATCCGTTGAAGTGAGCGAAGAACTGACAGTAGACCGCATCACGGTAGAACGGGGCGTGCTAGGGACAACCGCCGCCGCACATGCCACCGCCGCGCCGATGAAAAAGTTTGTGCAGCTTCCGGATATTCGCGACGCTGCAGTGAACATGACGGTCTACAAGTATCTGACGAAGGATCGTGTCGGTGGGCGGGTGACGGTCTTCGATAACAACGCGGTTGCGACTGAAGATTTAGATCGCAGTGTGTATCAGACCCGTGACCGCCACAAGCGTCATGACCTGTTGTTTGTGTAGGTGATCGATGGCAACTGCAACGATTGAGACTATTGGCGACCGCCTGCATGTGCTGCATCAGCAGAACTTGACCACGCTTACCGCCTCACGCTATTGGCCTCAAAACACCGACAGCGCGAAACTGCCGATGATTGTGCCGATTCCGCGCAATGCGACCCGCCGCCGCGTAGACGACACGTTGAAAGAAGTTACGCGTACATGGGGATTAGTGGTGCTGGCGGGGAAGTGGGAAAGCGGTATCCCTACACAATCCACCCAGAGACTTGCAGAAACGCTCTTTGGCGCGCTTGAGGCGGTCTATGACCCGCGCGATAGATTGCAGGTGACCGCGGCGCAGCCACAGCTTTTCGACAATCTCGTGAGCGCACAGTTGGCAGAAGATATTGGCATTGGCGATCGTGACGGTCTGGCAACGCTTGAATATTCGCTGGTCGTGACCTACTACACCAGCTTCAGTTTGATATAGGAGATAAAACATGGCAATCAATGTAACGCAGTGGCTGGCGGGTGGTTTTGAACGCTGCCAGTTGGGGGTTATCGACAGCAGCGGTTATTTTGTCGGCAAGACGACCACCACCACCACCCTTACAGGCGACGGTATGATCCAGCTTGAAGACCCGAAAAGCGCCAGTATTCCCGCACAGGGAACGCGCAAGCTGGTCATTGAAGCCGGGGATAAGCGTGCTGGAACAATCATGTTTCCAACGGTGGAAGAAGGCTCATTCACGCTCGAAATTGCCCGCGCCAACATCACGGTTGCAAAACTGGCAATGACCCAGACACTTGCCGATCTGGAGGAATGGGATCGTATGCCTTTCGACCCGGCAAGCATCACCTATCAGGATATGTGTATGCTGCTGTCGCGTAAGGCGTTGAGCCGTGACCCCGGCAAGATCGGAACAGGGTGGGCGCACTTGCTTTTGTATCATGTGATCATGAATTACAACGGACCGGGCGAGTGGCGTACAGGCACGAATGAGGCCGCGCACAATTACGATGTGACGTTCAACCGTACCACAAAGACGCCGTGGGGCGAAACGGTGGCGGAAGCCAGCGGTGAGGAATTCTTTACCGGCGGCAAGTTGACGATGCATTCATTCTTAGGGGACAACAGCGATACGACCGCGGTGCTGGAATACACGCCGATTTCGTCAACGCTCAATGATCGCTTTATCGTGTACGCCGATGGCGTGAAAGAAACCAGCGGTATTACCATCAGCAGCACAACCGTGACATGGGGCGCTGCGCCCGGCGCTGCCGAACGTGACGTTATCGTCTATGAACACGTGTAGAGGCAGACATGACAAGCAAGACCGTTGTTGTGGGGGAAATGACGATTGAAGTGTTTCGCGCCACGCTGCGAAGTTCACTGGTAGAAGATGCGCTGGTGGTACGGTTGAATGAAGCCTACGGCGCATCTTTGGAACTCGTTGAACGTATGGCGCGGGGAACGTTTGTTTTTGCCGCGTCCTCTAGCAAAGTACAGGGCGGGGGCGATCTGGACTTACTTGCTAATGCCGAAACCCTCTCAGTAGAGGAAGTTAAACGGGCTTATGCCGCCTTTAACAACCTTGACAAACGTATCTGGCGTGTGTGGGTAGCGGCATTGAATGAGGTAAATGCCGAGGTCAACCCGACGCACTTAACGCCGGAAGGCGCTAAAAAAAAGACCTCACCGACGAAGAGCGCCACGAACGAATAGCCGTCCAGACCAGTATTGAAGCCACAATCCGCCGTTTTGCTGCCAATCAACATGCCGACGATCATGCGGTGAATGTGGACGGTCTTGAGGATTTTGGGCTGCACTACCCGTTTGATAAAGTGTGGCGCTACTTCATTCCCTATTACTATTCCAATTTCACTGCTTATCCCAAAGCGGGCGCGTTAGAAGATCAAGACGTGCAAATGATGGATGATCTGAATTTACTCACGGTGATGGTGAGTTACCACATGCGGGCTGCACGCTTGAAAATTGCCGCGCCCCCGATTGCGGGGACACAGGAAGAGCGCTTACCTACCACCGATGCACCGAGTTTCTGGGATAGACACTAACTTTCAGCGCGTTCTAACAAGCGTATTTGCAAT